CTTGTGCGACTTGCGAAGATTTGCAATCGGTAGGCGGAATAAAAGCCAAAAACATTTACGTGGGTTCACTATCGGATTTGACCGATAGTGGATTCACGACAGATAGCGAGAACGTTGTTACTGCAATCGGTTTACAACCATACAACTATCTTTATAAGTTCTGCGCAAAAACAAAAAGCGCAGGTGCGAGTCAAGAATTAGTTACGGGCGAAAACAATATCAAATCGTTTACTCAAACGATTACTGGTAAATTTCAGCAACAAACTCAAGACGCTAAAAATGTTTGGGATAATTTAAAATTGATTGACGATTTATTCGTTGTAGTTGAAAAGACAAATGGTACATTTGAATTGTACGGCATGTCGGCAGGATTAGAAATCACTGCGCTTACAAAAGCGACTGGAATTTTGATTGGCGATGACAATGCGTTCAATATCACTTTATCGCAACCAATGGGTGGCGAGTCAGAATTGGCACCAGATTTCTTTGTAACAAGCTACCAAGCAACAAAGGCTTATTTAGAGAGCAAAATTGCTTAATTAGTTTTAAACAAAAATGTTTAGAGAGGCGATTTGGGAAACCATGTCGCCTCTCTTCTTTTTGTGATTTTTTACTATATTTGCCTTATGACAATACCAGAAATCAAAATTTATGTGAGTGCGCAAGGCGGACAAGCAATGAGCAGAAAGGACATCGTCTGGAATTTAATATTTGACATGTACAAAAGACAAACTGGAAATAGATTATCGACTGGATGTGGGTCGTGTTATAAAAGAGCATACAGATGGCTTCAAAATCAGTAATTTATCAAATATACTTTGATGACAAAACAAAGAAGTATATAAGTCCAAACGCAATTGGCTATGACAATTCTATTTATGAGGGCAAAGCGTTTCAGCCTGCATTTGAGAATCATATCATTCGAGAACTAATTGAGCAGGGAAAGCATAAAGAGGCCGAATACTTTGGCGTTTTTTCATGGCAATTTGAATCAAAAAACTCATATTGGCTTAAAAACTTAGAAACAGACGTCAAAGATTTTGACATTTATACATTTTATCGCTTGCACACGCAACCAAATGTGTGGCGAGTTGCTGAGAATTGGCATTCTGGAATAATTGAAACGGCTCAATATATCTTTAATCAATTTAATGGCCTAAAAATAGACCGATTAAACACTCCGACCATTTATCAAAATGCCCACGTTTCACGCTCTGAGATATACGAAGAGTTTGTTTGCACATGGTTAATACCTTTAATGGATATAATGGCGCAGAGCGAAGATAAATGGTTGCAAAATAGATTATTTACAGACACAAAATATAAGTCTGGCAGATTTTCGCCAGATAAAATCAAACAAATTACTGGCGTTAAATATTATCCAATGCACACATTCATTTGTGAGCGGTTTTTTTCAACCTTTTGCGCAACTAAAAACTTTAAAATCAAACATTTATGCTAAAAGTTAAACTAACGAGCAACTATGCCACATCTGAAAGGTTGGCGAGTGAGGTAATGCGACAATTTGCTCCAAAAAATGCGGTCAAAAAATTTGAGTTTACGTCTGGGAATGACTATGACTTGCTTTTTATATTTAATGACACAATAGAAAAGATAAAAGACCCTGCAAAAACATTTGCGTTTGCGCAAGAACCGAGTTGGTCGGCAAATTATAAGGATTGGACTGGGCAAGTTGCTGAGTTTATTGCGCCAGTGAATAACCAATTGCCAATGATGTTTAATTGGACTGGTTTAGATTATGAAGATGCAATAAACTTAAAGGCTGAAAAAACTAAAAAGTGTAGTTTTATAGTGGCCAAACAAGAACCGAGAGAGGGAACGTTATATGGCTTTAGAAACGAATTGGTCGAAAAGATATTAGCATCGGATTTGGACATTGATATTTATGGCAAAGGTTGGGACATTAAGGATGCCAGATATAAAGGCGAATTAAAAGAAAAAAAAGATGGTTTGATTGATTACCACACGTCTATTTGTATTGAAAATTCAATTGAGGACTATTATGTTACAGAAAAATTCTGGGATATTGTCATTTGCGATGCGTTTCCGATACCTTATGCGGCCATTGCTGAAAATACCATGCAGAATTTAGAGGCCATTATTTCACTTGCAAGCATGGGCGATTCAAAAAAACTTGTCGAAGAGCAAAAAGAATACTATTTTAGCGAACTAAACATATTTAATTTTATTCAAAGCAAATGCCAATCTGCATAACTTTCGGGACTAAAGAATATCAACAAACAATCGATAAATTGCATAAATCCATGAGCAGATTTATGTACACTAAAACATTTAACGAGAAGAGTGTTGAAATGCTTTTTGATGCTTACCCAGAGCATCTATATTCGTCTCGGGGTTATGGTTGGTGGCTTTGGAAACCTTATTTGATTGATTATATTTTGAGCATTATTGACGAGGGCGAATATGTGATGTATTTGGACTCAACAATTGAATGCCTAAAAAATCCAAATGACTTAATAAAAGAGGGCGAAAATATAAAGCTATTTCATAACGGCCAAAGACACATTGATTGGTGCAAGTCTGAGACATATTACGACATGGGCGTTGTTTGCATGCCAGACCAATTGCAAGCCAATGCAGCAATTCAGATTTATAGAAACACACCAGAGACCAGAGCGTTTGTTCAAGAATATTTTAACCTTTGCTCAAATCTTATGCTTGTCAATGACGAGTGCAATCCAGATTATCAATTGAGCGGATTTAAGGCTCACAGACACGACCAAAGTATTTTAACAAACTTAGCGGTCAAACATAATATTAAATTAACGACATCGCCTTGTCAATGGGGCATGGGGGCAAATTCATACTTTAATCATCATCGTACAATATGAACATTTATAAAATCATTCTGGCATTAATCGTTTTGATGTCATACAACAAAATTTACAAAAAGGACTGGAGTTTCTTTAAAGAATACGGCGGGTCTCGAATTTATTATACTAAAACAATTATCACAATTTTGATTGAGTTGGGTATTTTCTTTATAATCTATAAAGCATGAAAATTAAAGGCGTATTAAAAAAAGACAATGACGGCCTTTATTTAGAGGTTTCAAAAAAAATGTATCTAAATGATTACATTATGAATGTCGAGCAGGCAGAAAAATTAAATAAAATAATCGGTAAAAAAATAACCATAGAATATGAAGACATTAGTCCAATTGGCGATAAACAATAAGGCTCAACAAAAGCCTTTAGAGTTTGAAGAGTTGTTGAATGCGCTAAACTCAATGAAGAGCAAAAAGATTGCCGTTGAAATTGGCAGCTATGATGGCGGATGCTTACACGCTTACAAAGGATTGTTTGACAAAGTTATTTCAATTGATATGTCTCAGCGTTCAAATATTGACGGCGTGGATTATTTAATTGGCGATTCTAAAGAGTTAAAAGCTGAGTTAATCAAAGCACTGGGCAATAGCAATGCAAAGATTGATTTTTTAATGATAGACGGCGACCATACTTATGAGGGCGTTAAGGCAGATTTCGAATTGTATTCTAAGTTTGTGCGTAAAGGCGGAGTGATTGCATTCCATGACATCATTGACACGCCATTGCATAGAGAATTATTCTGTCGAGTGGATAAGTTTTGGAACGAAATTAAAGATGGCAAAGAGCATGACGAATTTATTGAGGGTTCTGACTGGGGCGGAATTGGAATTTTATGGATATAATTATAACTTGCAAAGATAGATTGCTGCATTTAAAAAAGTGTATTGCAACTATCAAAGATAAATCAAAGATATTCGTTGTTTGTTACGGCGATGAAATGGCATATAGATATTGCCAAACTAACAAAATCCGCTCATGCTTGACGGCCGCAAAAGATTTTCATTTATCAAAGGCCAGAAACTTGGGGGTTGCTGAAACTAACGAGGAATGGATTTTCTTTTGCGATGCGGACACTTTATTAGACCCAACCTTTTTTGATAAATTAAATTTAAAAGACGGCAACTATTATACTGGAGAGCCAGATTGTTCTGGAAATTGCATTGTCAAGCGCTCAGATTTTATGGGTTATGACGAAAATATCAAAGGCTATGGCGGAGAGGATTCCGATTTATATATTTCTTTGACCAGAAATGGGATTCAAAAAAACTTTATTAAATCAATGCGATACATTCCGCATTCAGATTTTGATAGGACAAAGAACTATGGCAACAATAAAAAGTGGGAGCAGCAAAAGAAAAACATTATCTATTTAATGTCAAAGCATCCGCATGAATTTATTTTTCCACAATACGTTCCAAACGAAATGAAACTACTTTTTGTATGATATACAACTCAATTGTAATTAGTTTGCTATGCTTTGGCTTTTATCGCTCGACAAGGCATGGGAATATTTTATATTTTATCCAAAGATTTGCGGATAAATTACCAAAGATATTTGGAAAACCAATTTGCTTGTGTTTAACTTGTATGGCCTCACTGCATACATTGGTTTGGCATTCGCTTTTGTTTGGGATAAGCGTTGACATTATTCCAACCATCTTAATTGTGGCCTCATTCAATTATTTTATTGATTTAATAGTCTCGAATTATGAATAAACTTGCAGGCATTTGGAATGTTTGGGATGGCGATGAGCATTTAAAACGTTCGATTGAGTTAATCAAACCACATTTGGACGTTGTTATTGTTGTTTACCAAAACGTAAGCAACTCTGGCGAATTATATGAGCCAACTTTGCCACACGAATTGATTGATTTTACAAATTTTTACATTCCTGCGCTTGAGCAAACCGCTCAATGGAATGAAACCATCAAACGAAATATAGGTTTGCAACTTGCAAAGAGCGTTGGTTGCACACATTTTATTCAAATGGATTGCGATGAGATGTATTTTAGTGAGGATTTTGCCTTAGCAAAAGAGCAAGTTTATATTGCGGAACTGGATGCAAGTTATTGCAGGCTAAAAACCTATTATAAATATCCAACAAAACAACTATCGCCAGACGAAGACTATTTCGTTCCCTTTATTCATAAAATTTACAAGGAAACAATCATGTGTTTCGATAAAAAATATCCTGCATTTGCAGACCCAACAAGGCGGACAAATACTTACGCCAAACATAAGCAAATTGAATGGCTAAGGATGCACCATTATTCGTTTGTCCGCAATAATATAGAACGCAAGTTGAGAAATTCGTCATCGTCATCCGCATTCGATGGGCAATACGACATCTGGAACCGATTTGATGACACTGGCGAAATGATACATTTCAAAGATTATCGGACAATTGACGTTGCTAATCACTTTGATTTGTAAATATATTGCAAATAGTTATTTAAAATAAAAAGTAAATTTGTAAAAATGGAACTAACTCAAATTTCGGACAATTATTTCATGTTTTCGGCGAAAGCGCCTGCGGATTTATCTGTTTTTAATCAAACCGATGACACCGCAAACAAAATTGTTCGCTATGGCAAAGACAATAACTTTCCGCAGGAACTAATCAAAGCCGTCCAATCGTCTCCAATCGCAAACGCTTGCGTTGAAACACACGCAAAATTTTTGTATGGGGATGGATTATATTTTGAAACTCCGACTGGCGAGGAAACAGATTTTTCTAAAAGATTAAGCGAAATTTTTAACGAGTCATCTTATCAAAGAATCTGCTATGATATGGCATATTTTGAAAGTTTAGGATTAATTATGAAATGGGATTTGAATGGCTTTTTAAAAAGTGTTAAGTCGCAGGATTTTTCGACCATTCGTTTGGGTATTCCAAACAAAGATTTTGAAATAACATTTGCAAAGTTGTCGAGTAATTGGCAGCAAGAAACAAAAGACAGAAGATATAAAGCCGTTCCGATTGATTTATATAATGACATTGAAACAAAAGCTAAAATTTCAAATTTTATTGAACAATCTTTATTTGAAGATTTCAGCAAATGGAATGGTACGCTTAAATATATTCGCAGATACAAGCCTGGCCAAGTGTATTATTCGCAACCAAAATATGCGTCTGCTTTGAAATGGATTTATGCGGATGGCCAGATTCAAAATTTCCATGCTAACAACGTGGACAATTCGTTTGCACCTGCATTCATTGTTTATGTGCCATACAAATTGACTGGCGTGGATGAGAATGGTAAGGACATGAAAGACTCATTGAGGGATTATATTTCTGACAGATTAACTGGCGCAGATAATGGCGGTAAATTTGCAATTTTGGACGGCTCATCAAAAGAGGGGTCAATTCAAATCATTCCATTTAGCCAGAGTACATCACACGAAATGTACATCACACTTTCAAATTTAATTAGAGACCACATTGCAACTGCATTTCAAGTTCCATCTATATTGGCAGGGATTCAAGTTTCTGGTAAGTTAGGAACGGCAAAAGAAATTGCGGATTCGTCAATATATTATCAAAATGCAGTCATCAAACATGACCAAAATTTGTTAATGTACGAAATGAACGCATTGGCTACATTAATGGATGGCTATGACGGCACAATTATAAAAGTAAGCAACTCAATTCCATTGGCTTTTGTTGCTGAGTCATTTGCAGGGGCATTTACAGAAGAGGAAATCAGAGACGCATTTGGTTACGGCGCTAAAGAGGTTAAATTAAACACTGCGGCAAACAATATCATTGATAATATTAACGCATTGTCGCCATTGGTTGCCAATAAGGTATTGGAGTCAATGTCTGAGGCAGAGATAAGAAGTTTAGCGGGATTGATTGGAGCAAAACCAACGTCTGCGCCAGTTGTTACACCTATTAACCCAGTAAAATAATGGCTTGTTGCAGTTGTCAATTTATAACACAAACAGATTTTTATGGCATCGTCCCACTTTCAAGAAACATTGAGAGCGAAGACATTGAAATTGCTATTAAGAACACACAAATAACATACATTAATCAATTGCTTTGTCAAGACTTATTTGATGAGTTATGCCAACAAATAACAGACGAAGACATTAGCATTGCAAATGAGGAATTATTGTGCTATTTAAGAAAAGTACACGTGTGCTATGCGTTTGGAGACTTTTTGTTTTTCCATCCAGTGCAAGTTACAAAGGAAAGCGTTGTCAGAAAAGTAACAGACGAAAGCGAATTTGTGGACTTTGACACCAACGAAAAGCAAGCAAGTTATTGGAGACAGATTGCTAAAAATTATGCAAGGGAAATGTTCGAATGGCTAAAGCTAAACGAAAATTTGAATCCATTATACGACCAAGCATCGTGCAATAACTGCGATAATACTAAAAACTTAGAAAACTGGAGCATATCATAAAATGTTAACAATCTATCAAAATACAACGAGCGAAATAAGTATATCATTGCCAAGCGTACATGATTACTATTTATTTGTTTTTATAAAAGATGGTATAATTGAAAAAAGCATATACGAAACAATTCCATGCGATGACTTTTGTTTTGTTTTAATTGAAGACATTGAGTTGGGTATTTGGGATGTTAATATTTTTGGACAAGCGAGTCCAACAAACTTAGACCCTGCATTGGCGACATTCCTTTATGACAATGACGTTGAGGTTAAAGTTAATTATAGTGATTATATAGTAACTCAGAAATGCGATTTTATCGTAACTGAGGACAATGATTTTTTAATGACAGAGTGGTAGTCATTGACGCAAATATCGACACAAAAGTAACTCTATTTTTAGAAGAGTCATTTAGCTTTTATCTATTCCAATTTACAAGGAATAATGGATGCGATGAGTTTATTGATGTATTTACTGCGGTCGAATGCGATTTTTATTCATTCATTGTGAATGTGGATTTGCCGACTGGGTTTTGGAGTTTGAAAGTTTATGGACAAAGCGATTATTCGAACTTGAATCCCGCAAATGCGACTTTAGTATTTGAGGACATGGCCAGAATAATTAATGCAGCAGATGAGTGTTTATTATGAAAAATTGGTTTGTTAGAAGTTTAGATGTTATTATCATTTATTTAGTTACCTATTTTGCTCCGACTTTCTCGGTTATGATGGGTATTAGCTTTCTGGTGCTAATTGATTTTGTCACTGGTATGGTTGCCGCTCATAAAAGAGGCGAAGCCATTACAAGTCGTAAAATGAGGCCAACGATTACCAAAGGGATGGGCTACATGTTAGCAATCTTAGCCGCACACATTTTTCAGAAACACTTTTTGCCAACTATTGAGGTCATGAAAATTGTCTCTGGTCTTATTGCGTTTATCGAGTTAAAGTCTTTGGACGAAAACCTAAAAGACATGACTGGCAAAAGTCTATTTAAACAATTTTTTAAAGAGGGCAAATGATAAATAATATAAAAATTTGGTTAACTGGTCTTTTTAAGGACGAAAAGGGAACGCCATCGTCTAAGCGCTTTGTTGGTATCATATCTGCACTAACGCTCTGCGTTACTATGTATTCAAACTCATTCACTGAGGCTCATTTTGCGCCGTCTAAGGACTTAGTTGACGCAGTTGCATTATTAGCATTTGGATGTTTAGGCCTTGCGTCTGTTGACAAAATTTGGGGTAAAAAAGAAGATGGAAAAGAAAGCGGAAATTAAGGTTTTGCCAATATCTTTTGAGCAGTTTAGCAAAGACCCAGTCAAAGGATTGTTATTCATTGTGCTTGCAGCAATTGGCTATTTATATGTCGATGGCAAAATGAATTACACGAAACAGATAGATTCGTGCAATACTGAAGTTGTTATATTAAACCAAAAAATTGATAAGTTGACTGAGCATATTAGGAAAAGCGATTCAACACTTGGCTATATGATTTCAAAAGTTGAAATGTTACAGATAATAAAATGAGAATAGCAATTTTACTTGTGTTTTGCATGACTATTGTTCTGGCGCAATCGCCAAAGATGGTTGACCCAAAAGAGCAGGAATTGGATGCGCTCATCGAAAAATCTAAACTTAGATTAAACAAAATTAATACACTTGCAAAACAGATTGATAAGATGTCTGAAAGCAAAGTGAGTGGAATGAGACAAAGCATTGAAACATTAGAAGAGGAAAAAACACAATTAAAAAATGAATTGCAAGAAACTAAGGCTATTGTTGAGTATAATTCTGCTGACAAGTCTATCCCATTCAGCATCGAGCCAATCATATCCGACTCAACGAATTGAGGGCAAAGACACTATTGTTGTAATGACAAAGAAGCAAGCCGAAAACATCAATCTGGTATTTAAAAACACTAAAAGCCAAATTGATAGGCTAAAAATAGAACTGGATTCTATTACAAAAATAAAACCGACAAAAGACACAATCCAAAGAACATCTATTTTGATTCCAAATGGTAATTATTTGCTTTATAATTACAATGAGCAATCAAATAGGTACGAATTAGACGCAAAATCTATGGAATTGGCTAAGGAAAACAAAGAGCCGAGCAATATATTTATTGGCATTGGATTTATTACATTTTTATACTTACTAATATGGCATTAGATTTAACCAAACTAAAAGGACATGTCCCAGATTCAGTCATTGCACAAATTCCATTTATTGAAAGTAATTACAAAGTAAATACATCTTTAAGACTTGCGCATTTTTTGGCTCAATGTGGCCATGAATCGGCTAATTTTAAAGCTACAAAAGAAAATCTAAACTATTCGGCTGAGGGATTAAACAAAATATTTAAAAAATACTTTCCGACTTTAGAGTCTGCCAAAGATTTTGCAAGGCAACCAGAGAAAATCGCATCAAAAGTTTACGCCAATAGAATGGGTAATGGAAACGAAGCGTCAAAGGATGGTTTTAAATATTCTGGCAAGGGATATATTCAACTAACTGGCAAGGCTAATTATATTGAATTTGATAAAAGCGTTCCCGAAGATATAATGGCAAATCCAGAATTGGTCGCAACCAAATATCCATTGGCATCTGCTGCATGGTTTTGGAGCAAAAATGGATTGAATGCAATAGCAGACAAAGGCGCAACAGACATTGTTGTAACATCAATTACTAAGCGTGTCAATGGAGGCACAATTGGCCTTGCAGATAGAATTAAACATTTCAAAGAGTTCCATACGTTACTGGGTTAATTTGTTATTGTTAAAATAATTCCTAATTTGCAGAAAATTAGACCCTAAACTATGAAATACGAAAAATTTATCGTTGCCAACCTCGATTCATTTGAGCAACTTGGCCGAAACAAAACTCATTTTGCGCAGTTATTAAAGGAAAGTTACCCAAAAGAACTTGGCACAACTGGACTTGAGGGAATTAGAGCAGGAGTCAAAGCATTTTTCAGAGACAATCCACTGCCAAACATTGAGCAACCAATTGAAAAGGCTAAAGACATTAGCATTGTCATTCAAGAAGACCGCAAAAACAAAGCGTTGGCGGCTCAACTAAATGACGTTAAAAAGAAAAACGAATACTTGTTAAATAAATTAGAGGCAACCGAGCAGGCCTATGACGATTTATTAGCGATTAAAGAAAAGAGCGACACTCTGGAAATCAAATTTGAGAAATCGAGTGGCCAAAAAAACATGGGAACGCCAATAATTTCTTTGTCTGACTGGCACATTGAAGAGAATGTGAGACGTGGGCAAGTGAATGGATTCAATGAATACAATTTGAAGATTGCAGAAAAGCGCTCGATTGCTATATTCCAAAACATTGTCAAGTTAATTGACAAAGAGAGCAAAGACGTTCACATTAAGGACGTTGTTATTTGGTTGGGTGGCGACTTTATATCTGGCTACATTCATGACGAGTTGGTTGAGTCAAATAATTTATCGCCATTGCAGGCAATCCGAATGGCCAAGCAATTAATCATGAATGGATTTGAGTTTTTATTAAAAAATACTAAAGTCAATTTTATTATACCATGCTCAGTTGGTAATCATGGCCGTAATACAAAAAAGATGCACATTTCAACGAGTTCGGCAACCAATTACGAGTTCATGATGTATTCGGATTTAAAGGATTTGTTTAGAAACGAAAAGCGAATGACATTTCACATGCCAGAGTCGGACGATTGTTATGTCAAAGTTCTGGGCAAAACAATTAGGTTCTTTCATGGCGAGGCGGTCAAATATGGGGGCGGCATTGGCGGGTTAACGATTCCTTTGATTAAATATTTGTTAAGAAAAGATGAGCAAAGAAAAGCGGATTTCACTTGTTTAGGCCATTTCCATCAATTATTTTATCCGACAACAAGCTGCTGCGTTAATGGGTCATTAATTGGCTTGTCTCCTTATGGACATAAGGCGGGATTTAAACCAGAAAAGCCTGCGCAAGCGTTTACATTGTTAGACGAAAAGAGAGGAATTTCAGTTAAAATTCCGATATTTGCAGAATGAGCAAGAAACCAGAGAAACCAGAGAATCCGATTGAAGAGGAAATCGAAGACATGGCAGATGAGGACATCTATAAGGAATTATATTTCTTAAAAGAGTTTCTTTGGGAAGTTGAAGAGAACACATTGCTATATTTTCCAAACAAAAAAGTTGAATGGCAAACCGAGTTAAT